TTATGTTGGATTATTTCCCCGCTGTATTAAATTTTCAATTTGATGAACCAGCGCATTTTGCGCTGCCCACCAACGTAATTCATTATCAGACACATTTGGCCCGAAAACGCGCTCTATGGTCACAGACCGTAAATGTTTCAAAACCATTTTACCGTCATGTCCAGAAAACACACGCGCATATTGTTTTTCTGTTTCGGTCATAGATTATCCTTTGTTTATATACCGGATTCTTCACGAGCCATTTGTGCGATTGGCGCCATGTATTTTAATTCTGCATCACTGTGCAGAGATATGTTTTCTATCAATCCACGACGTGATAATATCTGCAACCCGCGTTCACACAGCGGTTTTATAAATTCATGCAATAAACGACCATAGGTTGCACCCAGGATTCGCACCATATCTGCATTACGTGCCAATATTTCGGTCGCAGTCATTTCTTTGTCTGATAACAATCCCAATCTGTCGGATAATAATGTATGACGGATTCGATCGCGTAAATCACGCAAAACTATTTGGGACACGTCAAAATCTGCACCGCTAGATAAAGGGGTCAGCCCTGAACTGCCGACCGCTTTCGGTATAATTGCGCCCGGAGTTAAATTTATATTTGATAAATTTATAACGCCGTCATCGTCGGCCTGCCAGATACCACTGACCGCGATAGTCGCATTTTTCAAAACTAATTCTACGACTTTGTTAGCGGTTTTTATATCAGGCAACGCACGCAACACCGGTCCGCGTCCGTATATTTCCCCACTGACCAGAGACCAACGGAAAATGATGTACGGATTTGTTTCAAAAGTTCCACGTGCAACGATATTGTTTTCAATGTCGCCCCCAACATCAATCCATGCTGTGAAATCAGTTCCAATTAAAGATTGCACCAGTCTGATTGGAGTTTGCGGATTGTTTTTGATTGTATCGCGCATATTTTTTGGAAATGAAAAATTCGGATATTTTTCCATTATATCGCACGCAGGCATAGATGTAGTATGAAACACTGCCCCAGGCAACAATGCGATATCTGTCATTGGAATCGCAGTGAATGAAAAAGCAGAATCCGACCCAATCGGTGTTTCAGACATAAATAAACATGCAGTTCCCAAAACGACTAAATCAATATAGCATTGATGGATAGTCGTATAAAAATTTGAATCATTCAAATGCGCGCGCAATACATTTGTTGCGATTTCTGCATTCGGAGATAAATCACTTTCACGAACTAAATTTATCCACAAAGATTCAGGTGGCGTCAACAACGAATACATTGATGCAGCCAAATTATCCACTGCATCTGATGCCGTTGCATCAAACAATGTGGCAATATCTGCGTCATCGGTTGGGATAGTGTATCGCATTGCGTTTTTCCACCGTGGCAGCCATATATCACGTTCATCCAGCGCACGTTTGTATAATTGCATAAGATTTTTTTGCATTTGTTTTCCTTTTGTTTTTTATATTTTGAATTCTGTGTTCGCCCGGATTAAACCGCCATGGGTTATCACAGGCTTGATTGATGTCGGATTCATCGCCAGTGCCCCAGCAACCGCATCCAATCCGTCATCGTGTTCGGCTGAACCAATCGGCGACCACGCCAACATTTCAGATAACAACATTGTTTGCTGTATCCGCGTATGCATGTACAGGCGACCTGTGTTTAACATTGGTTCAATAGCATTCAGAATTCTGGTTTCTTTTTTTGTATGATTTGAAATTTGGACAATATTTATTGCCATTTTTCGATTATTTGCAACGCGTCGCATTATCTCGGGCAACGCATTACCAATACCGTTTATTTCTATACCAATCCGGTTGAGTCTGTATTTTTGCATAAAATCCAAGACTGATTCGCATTGCGTGGCAAGGGGTTGCAAATCTTCATCTTCGACCGTCATGTATAAAATATCGTGAACAAAAGCATTCTTGTTTTTATCGTCACGATAAACAAGTGTGCAAACACTGCCGTCGGATGCAGAATGTCCCGATGATGGGTCCCAATATAAACAAACACCCGTTATAAAATGTTCGCCGATTCGTGATGAATGAATATCAAAATCATCACTGTAAAAATGCGCACTGCCTGGGTCCAGATGAATTCTTTCTTCCGCGACGTATTCCAACATCATTTGAGCAGAAAAATGTCGTGGTCCGACAATATGTTCTAATTCTTTGATTTTTTCAATGGGGAACAATTCTGGCCATGCCGGATTTCCAGCATCATCGACAATTGGTATTTTTAATTGTTTATACCCACTTAAAAAAGGTATTGAATTATTAAAATTTTCGTTTAATCTAATGGACATGGACTTTACTCCGAAAACTTTACCCACAAATCTAGAAGCAGAACAGGCGGTTCTGGCTGCGGTTTTGATGAACAATCGCGCCTTGGAATCTGTGTCTGAATTTTTATTGCCGGAACATTTTTCGCACCCTGCTCACCAAGAAATATATAAATTGGCACTGCGTCAATTTTCGGCGGGTATCCCATTTGATATAATCACCGCAAAAACATATCTGGAACAACAGGGTGTTTTGGAATCCGTTGGAGGCGTTGATTATTTAAGCAAATTGGCATCTGCAGGTGCGACGGTTGTAAATGTCGAACATTATGGACGTATTATTTTTGATAATGCCCGTCGTCGCGATTTAATCAGTTTGGGACAAAATATAATCGACAGTGCCTATACCGAAGACATAGACAATACTGTTGATTCCCAAATTGAATCGGCAGAACAAAGACTATTTAATCTGGCGTCCACTGGTCAATCTGAACAAAGTATGGTTTCTTTGGCTGACGCATTAAAGGGTGCGTTGTTAGAGGCTGAAATCGCATACAAAGCCGACGGTAAATTATCTGGTCTGACAACCGGTTTGGATGAATTAGATAAATCACTAAGCGGTCTGCATCATTCAGATTTGATTATTATCGCAGGGCGTCCTGGTATGGGTAAAACCACTTTGGCGATGAATATCGCTTTCAATGCAGCGAACGCTATCTTTAACGGTCGTGCGAATGAAAAATACCATGGCGCTGTTATATTTTTCAGTCTTGAAATGTCAAATCAACAATTGGCCGCACGTGTATTGTCTTCGCAATCTAAAATTCCCGCTTCCCACATGCGCGAAGGTAATTTGACAGACGAAGATTTTATGAAAATGTCTGAATATTCCAATGCGTTGTCTAAATTGCCGTTGGTTATTGATGATACGGCGGATATGTCTGTTCCTATGATAAAAACGCGCGCACGTCGTATTGCTCGGAAATTTGGCGGTGTGGCATTAATTGTTATCGACTATTTGCAATTGATGAAATTGCCCGGTGGTAAAAACAGCGATAACCGCGTCCAAGAATTATCCACCATTACACGTGGTCTGAAAATATTGGCCAAAGAATTAGATGTCCCCGTTATAACATTGTCTCAATTATCGCGCAGTGTTGAACAACGTGATGATAAACGCCCAATATTGTCAGATTTGCGTGATTCTGGTTCTATTGAACAAGACGCAGATATTGTTATGTTCACGTATCGTGAAGAATATTATCTGAGCAATCGTTCACCAGAAAACCGTTTGTCTGGTAATGCTCCACAAAAAGTGACTGAAAATTGGCAAAACCGTTTGGACAAATCCAGAAACAAAGCGGACATTATCATCGCGAAAAACCGTCATGGCAAACCAGAGACTGTGCATTTAAGTTTCGTTGGCGAATATTATCTGTTTGATAATTTGAATCAATTTGATAACCCGCCAATCATGGGCGATAATAATTTTGATGTACCGTATGCTCCTGCCCCAGAATCTGGAATTCAAACAGTTGCCGATATAAATGACATTCCAGATGATATAATCTAATTATTTTTCTTGCCAAAGAAATAAATTTTTAATATCATTTTGTCAACATATACCAAGGAGTTCATCATGGCCCAAGAAGAAATCATTTTTCCAAATAACATCCGAAACATTCGTGCATCACGCGGAATGAAAATGACTGAATTGGCACGCCAGGCAAACCTGTCTTTGTCTGCAGTATCAAAAATTGAAAAGGGCGTCAGACGATTGAATCAAAAACAATTATTGAATGTTTGCAATATATTGAAATGCAAACTGTCTGACATTTTCATTCATGAATCGGATGCGGTCGCAAATCAATGGCAAAGCGAAATTAAACGTCGTTTGACCGATAACGAAGACAGCGGATTAAAGGTTTTTGGCTCTGGGCTGCGCAAAATTCGTCAACGTGCGGAAAAAACTATTGCAGAAACCGCAAAAAAGGCCGGCATGACTCTGTCTGTGTATCATAAAATCGAAGTTGGCCAACGCGAAGTCTATGAAGACGAAATTGATGTATTGGCAAAAACTTTCGGTTATACATCCAAACAATTGTTCGACGAAATTGCGAAACTTTATACTGCGGGTGAATTGACAAAACAAATCAACAAAGTCAAAGAACGTGTAAAATCTGTTTTGGAACCCGGAAATCCAGAATCCGGATTGGACGTTCACGACGGGCTGTTCGGTGCGCAATTATACGATAATGCACGTAAAAAATTGGTTCCGGTATTCGGAAAACCAGACGGCAAATCCATCAAATTGAAAAAATCTGATGAAACTATGATTGTCGCCCCGGTTGAATTAGAAGGTAAAAACGGTATTTATGCAATTACTCCTAATTCCAAACGTTTGGGTGGATTTATCCCGGAAACAGCTTATGTTTTTGCAGACGCAACGAAAAAACCAGACGTCGGCGATTTGGCTGTGTGCATTGATGCAGATTTTGTCCATGTGGCTTCCGAAGATGTCATGAATGCCCAGATTGCGACTATCCGTCAAGATTCGCATGGGAAAAAATATGGCCATGTATCTAACCCCGATGAAAAAATCAGTTTTCAAACAGCACATAAAATTGTTATGATTGTTATGAAATAAACACACAACAAACGGAGGGACATAACATGCAACAGCAAGCACATATTATCGCACAACGCCTGTTAAATCTGTATCGTCAAGAACATGTCATAAATGGTGGCTGGGCAGCAGTGAATCCTGTGTTGATTGCAGAATCTGATGATCCCCAGGTCATAGAAGAATTAAAAAAACTTCCTACTGGCAAACGATTGGCGACACACATTGAAAATTTACGCAGTGGCGTGACGCCTATGGATACAATCGAAAGCGAATTATTACCATATGGTGGTTTGATTGCCAGCCAAGAAATGCGTTATTCTTTGACCGAAGAAGAAATGGCCAAATTAAAATCTGCTTTGGATTCGTTTGAAACAACACCGGAAAGCCTGAAATCTATCAAAAATCTTGATTGTGTCAGCAAGTTTGGTGCAGATTGGGTAGAGGCTATAAAATCTGTATTGGCAAAAGATCCAGAATACCTGGAAAAATGGGACGCTGTTGTTCGCACATCCAAAGCATACCAAATGTGGGATTCGGCAAAACAATTACTGTCCGAAACTTTGACAGAACGAAATCGCGCACAAATCCAAGCAGACATGCCAGAATTTGAAACCTATTTGCCGATGTTTGGTGACCAAGGCAAAGAACTGTTGTCTAAATTGCGGACATTTATGTCTTCGGTATCTTGATAAAACTATATCGTGTATATGGTGTCTTTGGTATGTGGTGTTCCGATATAAATAATCGCACCATGTGGCGATAGAATAAAGTCCAATTCACGTAATCTTTCGCGTAGATTGTTTCTTTTTTGTTGCGTGTTACAAGTGTTTGGCACCTCTACGTCATCGCATATTATCAAATCAGACCGCATACCGGTAATATTTCCAGAAACACCCTGACAAATTACAGACGGTTCTCTTATCCCAATTGGGCGTTTAATAGTAATTTTATGTGTGCCCCACTCTTTTTTGACATCTGGTAAAATATCTGTGCAAAATGGATGATTTTCCAAAATATTTTTAACATGCGACACCATTCGAGATGCCAAATTTGATTCCGCAGACAAAATCAATATTCTGGTTTCCGGTTTATGATATAAAACACAGGCCGCAAATATCCCGACAACCGTAGATTTCCCCGAATGTCGAAACGCATTTAATATCCCACGATGCGGTTCTTCGTTCAGCACCCCAACCAAAAAATTCATTATTTTTTCGTGGTGTTTTGGTGTTTCAAAGCCCAATAATTTATTCCATTGTGATAAAAAATTCAATGCGTCCGCTGTTGTCATAGTGTTCATTGTATGCGTTCTTTAATCAGCCTGCTATTTTATCTATCTTTGACAGCCACGATTTTAATAAATTCGTTTTCTTTGCCTTGGTGTTTTGTATTTTTTGCAAATTGTTTTTGTATTTCTCATCATAAGGTGCCGCAGTTTCATCACGCAAACGATTTAATACGGCTTTTTCGGAAAAACCGGTTCCCGAATTGCCAGACGCACCATATTTTGCACGTTGATTTGATAAAACTTTTTTTATCAAATTCACTTTTGTCGCTTCATCTTGAGCCATTTGAGCCAATATTTGTTGACGCTGGGTCTCAGCATCTTTTTTTGCGTCTTTGTAATCTAAAACTTTTGTGACATCTGATACAAGTTGTCCCATAAAAAACTCCTTTGTTTTATATTGAATAAATGCCGTCCACTGTCACAGACAATATTGTTGCAGGTAATTGTTCATCACTGGAAATTGTCCATAATGGTTGCATAGTGTCATTTTGTGTTCCTAATAAATCTATCGACAAATCACCACTGTATCCGGCACAGCCGTCGGCATATACAGAATTTGGTATCTGGACTCGTTGGCCATTTACGAATAAAGTTTTCGTGTCCAATACCCGCAAAGATATTTTTCGTGCACGTAATTTTTTTGGTGCGTGATTGTTCACTAACATTGGAAAAGCACAGATCGTGTAATTAAAATCATATTCTCCTGAATCGTTCAAACAATCGGAATCAAATTTTTCCAGATAATTTGTTCCGTTTCTTTTCACGACAACGTATGTAGAATCGTCTAAAACCGCAACATATTTAAAATCACCATCTGTTTTATATGTTGCCCACCCAGAAATATTTTGATTTTGGTGTTTGTTTAATACCGCCATATAACCATTATTCATCACTATAAATAATTGATGACTATTTTGGTTATACGCCATACTGACAGGATTGTTTATTAAATGTTTTGCAAACGGACATAAATCAACTGCGTTATAATGTTCACCCAAAGTGTCTAAATCCAATTCGCGAATATCTTTGCCAGATTGCGATATAAACACAGTCCGCGATTCTATCGTTTGTGGTGGCAAATAAGACGCATAAAAACATCCAATATTTGTGTGCTGTTTTATATCCACATTTGATGGCGTCAATGGCGAATTAGCAATCGCCCATTCACCCTTGGTGGTCAAGATTTGCAAATTATCACTGCTGACCATTGTGCATATTTGATGATGTTGTGCAGACAACAATGTCACATATATGGCTTCATCATCCAGACCAGTGCCTACATCAAAATTGGTATAATCACCAACTTTAGACATCCAAATACAATTCGGAACAGATTTTGTTGCGCCAAAAATCAATCTATTTTGATGGAAAGACACACAGCTGGGCCATCCTCGTTTTTCATTAAATACAGATTCATACCAATCATAAATCGGCGAACCCGGCACAGAATAACTACCGTTTATATAAACTGTTGCAACTCTGGCATCTTGCACAGCGGACACAATCCATTGTTTATTATCAACCAACAATCTTTCGCCTATGGCGTCTTGAGTCCAAAAATCCGCATTTGTTGTGAACGTTGCATAATTATTTCCCAAAGCATTAGTAGTGATTGTAATAGATATTCCCGATGCATCATCAAATTTAATGAATGGAATATTTACACTGCCATCAACATTTGTTTTGCAATTAAACAACGAAAATTTAAATCCGCTGGCGGTTTTGGTTAATATGCGCGGTTGATAATCTGGATGCACGAAAAACAATTTATTAAAACGCTGGGCGTATTGTAATTTTGATAAATCCACCCTGGCCCATGGTGCGTTTATAGTTGTGATTTTTACATCATCACTGTAAATATCCACAGAAAAATTGTATATCACCAACAGATATTTTTCTGATTCAGATATTGAAAAAGGAACAATTATCGCATCGTTGTACGTACTTTTTATTTTTTTTAATCCGAACCTGCGTTTCAATCCGCCTGATTCTATGATGTCCATATTTTCCAGTTTTGACAAACCGTTGTTATTATTAATCGCGTAAAATTCAGATGACATTTCTCCGCAATCAAATGAATTTTGTGTTTTAAGAAAATTTCCCATGAATACACCCCCACAAAATTAAAATCTTGAATCTATCAACGAAAAATCATCTATGTTTGATTGATTTGAAGTTGTGCTGTCTATAAATTTTGCAGATTGGAATTCTGATTCATATAATGCGGTCATCATTTTGAAAACATTTGCATCACCAATCAATGGAATACAAAATTCTACGGCTAATTTAGTTGCCACCAATGTCGCAAAATAACTGGGAAAAGATTCGGTTTCAACGCGCACAATCGCAATAACATTCAAAGTATTTGAATCTGTAATTATCTTATTACCTATGATTTTTCCTTCGCTTTTGATAATGCGTAAAACATTATTTGGAATAATAAAATCACCATCTGAATTTCTGGTCAAAGTGATATTTTGTGTTGCGAAACGCCATGGAAACACAGACAACAAAGTATCCACCACAGAATCAAATAAATTTCTGGATAATTGTGCCGCGACACAATCTTCGGTCAAAGATTGAATTGGTCTTTCGCCCAATTTCAACAAAGCCATAGAACATAAATCTATTTTTGTAAACATATTTCGTCCCTATGTTATAAAAATTGGGTCGCATTACACGACCCAATTATAATTATGAAACATTACGATTAAGATAACGCACCAACAGTAATCGCATCAGCAGAAACAGTCAACACTTTCATTGTTGTTCCATTCGAGCCATTAATCAGAATGATATCACCGCTGTTCATCAAAGATTTCACACTGGCGAAATATCCAGATGCTGTAATGTTCGCCAAAGTAGCATTTTCTTTGTAATGCCACAAAGTGAAACCGTTTGCATACGCAATCACAGACAAATTTTTATTTTGAAATGCCATTTGATTTTCCTTTTGGTTATGTTATGAATTTTTATTAAGCGGCATCATCATCGCATTTGATACGAACGATACCTTCAGCGTCAATCAATACTGCGCCTTGGGACATGCTGTTGCTGATAAAGTGTGCTGCACGTTCGCCATGCCATGTGATATCTGTTTTGACTTCTTGACCGCAAGCGTGACCAATGCTGGATGCGTGATAGATAAAGCAATCACGATCATCGCTGTTCGCCAACGGCAAAGAATTGCACAAAATCCAATTGATGCCCAACCATTTTCTGGATTCACAACCATCAACCAATGGTGTTGCGCCACCGACATAATCAGCAGACACAAATTCATTCATCGACATCAATTCATTCCATTGATGCACACCAACAACGGCGAATCTGCGACCATCATCTGGCACATCGTTTTCGTTCAATTTTTCCACAGCAGCCATAATCAACGCTTTGGTCAAACCAGTTGAATAATCACCAACATATTGTGTTGCATTGTTCATTGCTGCGATAATCAATTCGTCTGTTTTGCGACCCAACGCATACGCACCGGCAGACGCAACAACACGACGTTCATCAACGTTAGTTTTCAATTCATCCAATGCATCAATCCAATCACCCGCATAGTAATCTTGTAAAGTGCATTCGACCGGAGTATGGTTCAAATTCATCACAGGAACAATACCATGACGCGATTTAGTGCTGGCGATACCTTTGCCAACTTTTTGGAAAGTTGTAGACATTCCGACGACACCAGATTTGCTGCGAATCGTAGAACGCAATTTTGTGCCCATTTGCTGATAAGCCAAATGAACATCTGCTTCAAATTGTTTTATAAACACTTGATCTACAGAAAGAGACAT